GCCTGCATCTGCTTTTGTTTTAGGGTTCGGTGCTGGCGGCTTTAGTCCGGGTTTACCCGGATTAGCCTTGTTGTAGGACGCACGCCCTGCGGCATTTAGACCCCCCTTGGGGTCTTTGCCTTCCTTGCGTGTCCATGCTGGGGTCTTAGCCATTACGCCACCGCTCCTTTCAGTACAACAAACTGAAGAGTTGGGCTTTCGCTGGTTATAGCCCCAGCGCTAATATTACCTACTGAAATAATACATGCCCCCGCAGAAATTGAAATTACATGCGTAATGTAGTATTTGCGTGTGCCTGCTGATAACGAACCACCGTTTTTAATGCACACCTTAACTACATCATTTGCTTCGATGGTGCTATTGGTTAGAACAAATTCATCTGCGTTGTTTGCTGAAAGCCCAACGGCAAATAGAACAATCTCGCCTGTAATCTTGTTGAGCGTAACACCAGTGGTGCGACTTGTTAATTGCGTTACAGTACCACCTGTGCCAGTGGGGTAACCCATCTTGCCAGAGCTAAGCGTCTGTCCTGTACCCTTGGGCGTGATATTGAGATTGATGTTGGTGTCAGTGCCGTCTGCGGCCAAGGTGCTGCCGTTAAGATTGCAACCTGCTGCTGCGGCGCTTGTTGCCAGCGTCGTAGACTCAAGCGACGTAATGCCTGTGATCGTGCCACCGGTAATATCAACCTTGGCCGCACTGACTGAACCTGTACCATTAGGGGCTAGTACAAGATTTCCATTGGTGTCGAGTGTAGAGATGGTGTTGCCATCTAAACGAATGTTGTCTACCGAGGCAGACAGAGTGCTAATTTTTAACGCCGTTGCTACTCCCGTGCCGCTATAAACTGTCTTTTCAGTAGCCGTCGGGCCGTCATCAACGTGAATCAGTTGATCATAGGTACTAGCAATTGTTGAACCCGTCAGGTTAACTGGCATCCTTAACTCCTAAAAACAAGGGGCCGAAGCCCCCTGTAATCTACATCACGAAGCAGCTAAAGGTACAGAATACCATTGAGTTGCAGATGACGCAACTAGCATGGTGCTGGTAAGGTTTGTAATGCTATACGAACCGTTGGCTGAGATTGCATTGATTGCTGCTCCAGTAGCAGGATAAATAAGCAACGCGCCAGCGGCGGTATTTTTAACAATTACAGTCGCACCAGCAACGGCTGTAGGCAATCTAACGCCCTTTGTACCGTCAGCAGCAGAGACAACATTCAAACCTTCAGCTAACGCAGTTGCAGTAGCTTGGGTTGTACCCGCAGCAGCCGCCGCCGTAACAACCATGCGAACACCGGTAGTCACAGTCATCGTTTGCAATACTGCTTTACCGCTGTTGATGGTCACATTGTCTTGTGCAATACCACTATAAACACCCATGATTTTCTCCTTTTAAGAGTAGGGGCCGAAGCCCCCACGAGGTTTAGTTGGCGTTGGCGACGATGGCAAAAACATTCATCACGCAGTTAGTTGGGACAGCGGTGTTGATCAGAAGATCAATCGTATCGGCAGTAACTACAACGGATGGGTTTGCAAGATCAGCAGCTTTCAAGCCAGTAGCGTTGGAAGCAACGTCGTTGGCGTACACGTTTGCAGCGTACGGTGAACCACCTGTAAAACCAAGGTCAAAGGTAGCAGTTGTGTTAGTAGTCTCAGCAGTCGTCACATTCACACCAGCCGCCAAAACAATAGAACCGGCAGGTAGAGAGATTATTTGCAGCGTGTCAGCAGCAGCCAATGCAGTAGCACTAGCAGCAGAGCGAGCAGCAANAATTGCGGCGAAGTCCAAGGTTACTTCAAACTTAGAGATGTCGGTGACGTTCGCGGGGTACGCAGCAGTACCCTTATTGAACCCGAGCGTGTCAGTATATGCAGCCATTTTGATTTCCTTTCAGTGTGTTGGGGCGACTTAGAAGCTAACAACAGCCGTTGCCAAAGCTTCGCCCTTGGTAACTTTATAGCCGTAGACTTGCAGACCACGGATGATGTTGCCGAAGGTTGACTCGGAGCGGATGGTTTCCATATTTGTCATCTGCGATGCAAACGTGAAGCCCATCTTGTGACCGGCGATGATGTTGTACTTACCCGAAGACACACTCAGGTTGTGGCTCACGTAGATAGTAAAACGATCAACCATACCCAGACGGCCATTACGAACAATAGACATGCTGTCGCCAGTCAACGAAGCGTCTTTCAGTTCAGACTTTTTAATCAAACCAGCCATCTTGGCGGGAATAATTACAAAGCGATCAGCTTCAGGTGAGTTAGCTTCGTCCAACACAGTGCCAAGGTCAACTATCAGATCAATAACAGAGGTGGTGCTAGAAGCGCCGTCCTTAGTCACGGTTAGCGGTGCTCCGCTTGTACCGAGGTTAAATGATGCAGACTGTTCACCAGCGGTTGCGCCCTTGTTAGCAGCCACGATACCGGGCAGAATGTCGGTCAACACACGTGTGTCAATCTTGATCTTCATACGCTCAGAAGCGTCCTTCGACCAAGTGTCCATCAAGTTGATGTCCGACTGAACCTTATCCACATCATCTTCAACGCAGGAGAAGTACTCGCCTTTGTCGATAATTAGTTGGATTTTTGCTTTATCAGGATTTTCTACGACCAAGGTTTGACCTTTTACGTAGTCACGGATGGTAATTTCCGGTGTAGTGCGGATATTTACAGTGTCACCGTACTGGCGAATCTCGCCTTCGTAATCGGTGTTCGAGATTGCTGCGAGCACGGTGGCGTCGTAGAAATTTTCAATCAATTTGCCAGACCAAATTTCAGGGATAAAGTTACCGCTGTAATTGGGACGGCCGGGGGAGACGGGATAAGACATGGTGAAACTCCTTTAATCAGGCATTAACTTGGATGCGATTTTCTCGCTGTGCAGCAAAAATATCGCGTTCGATTCGGTCACGCTCTGGCTCTCGGCCTTTGTACTTACCAGTTCGGACATCGTTAAAAAATTTCTGGATGTCTTGCGGCGAATACATTTTACCTTGATTAGCAGATGCAGGTGTCCCAGTATTTCTTGAACGACCGGGGGTAACCTGTTTTTCCAATTCAGAGTTTTGAGCGCGACCAGTGGATTGAGCAACTGTGGCTTGTCCAGTAGACTCTAACCAAGCACGGAAGAAATTAGCAACACGTTTCGCATCAAGCGAACGCTGCGCATCGTCGAGATAGGTCTGGCGAGTAATGCCCGTCAACGGATCAGCCGCCAACAACCACGACTGAAATGCGTCGTTGTCATTGATCTGGCGAAAGTTGGGGACAACACTGGTCAGTTCAGCCCAGAACCCTTGCTCTGCGGATACTTGCTGACGTTGCACTACGGCTTGCACCTGCGGCACCACGTTAGTCTGCATCTGCTTAAACATCTGCTCCATCTGCGCAAAGCGCTGTTCCATAGGGAGTAACTCCTCACGGGACACCTTACGCATCACATCAAGCGACTCGCCATATTCTTCAACATCTTTGTCGGTAACAATTTTTTCGACNATCTGNTGTGGCTGAGCACTCGCTTGCTGTGCGGACAGCGATGCAAGCAATTGTTCCATCTGCTGTACACGGNTTGACATCTCCCGATTCTGTTGATGCAGGCGGGGGACTTCGGCGTTGTACATACCCTGAAGTGTTTTGTACTTCTGGACAATGGTTTCTTCCGGCAAGTTGTCATCATCCGACTTATGCTCATTTGCGGATGACGGAGCGGCATTGTTCGGCGCAGAGTTAGCGTCGGCGAGTGGCGTGTTATCTCTATTCTCAACAGGCGTGACGGTGCCATCGGCGGAAGTTGTTCCGCCTGTGTTGTCGTCCGGGTTGAGTTGTTGATACAACTGCTGAACTGCCTCGGTCTGCTTGCGAATTTGCTCTGGTATTGCCATGTTGAACGCTCCTATCGGTATGCGTGATTAAAGACGGCGAGTTTCATCATAACTTTGCCGCCAACGCAGGGGATTCTTTAACGAGATTTGTCAACTCGTTTAACACTTGGCAGCGCCCCTGAAACACTGCGGTGTTGTTGATCGCGTTCG